AAAAGTTTTCCAAAAAAAGACAAATATTTCTGTTCAAGAAAATGTTCGAATAGTGTTGGTGGAAAAGCTAAAGTCGCAAGTCTTCTAGACAGCGAGCTTCATTATACAACATTGGCTTGGCGTTATCATAAAAAAAAATGTGTTGTTTGTAGTGAGAGAAATGTTGTTGCTGTCCACCATTATAACGAAAAACATGATGATGATAGACCAGAAAACTTAGTTCCTCTGTGTCCAACACATCACCAATATATGCATTCTAAGAAATTCAAATCGTTGATAGTTGAGACAGTAGATAAATACGTTAGGGCCTTTGGTGATAATAGGAGCATGTCGGTTTTGCATACCGACGGAGACGGAGCATAACCGTCAAGGTCCACCAAGTTTATCAGGAAGTAGCTCAGTTCGGTAGAGCGGCGGACATTTGGGTCCGTGTCAAAGAAACTGCTGTCATGGCCCGTCAGTATTTTCTTAAAGGAAAAGTTCAGTAGGCAGTAGTTCCGGCCGGTTCTACATCGATCCGAAGTCTTTCTTGCGTTGGTTCAATTCCAACCTTTCTGACCAAGTTTATGGGGCGACCATTGTCCTCAAGATGGCCCGCAGTAATGCGGCGGTGTTTGAGTGTTTAGGAAACTCGCTTGCTCCACCAAAGACAGAAGCGCCAGGTTCGAGTCCGGGCACGACCCCACGGTTACGCATGCTATCAAACTGTGGTTAATCGTTAGTTTAACAGGTCTAGAACGCTGTGAAGAATAGGTGAAATGATGAATGTAATTTCTGTTTGTAAGAATGTGATCCAAAGCAACAACAAGCGCGGATGGGTAGATCCCCAACCAGCTGTTCGTATCGCTAAGAACAAAAGTGGTTCAGCAACAGATAGAGCTCACTCAGTAGCCATTGTTGATAAGAACGGTGAAGTGGTCGCCAGGATTCTTTCAACAAAAGATGGTCAACCCGTTTTGAAATGTGGTGCCAAGGTTGCTATCATCACCGAGTATGATGTGATGCGTATCGACTAAATAAAAACAATACGGCCACACCCTCTGCATATGTACGGTGTGGTTTTCGCCCGGTTAACTCAGCGGCAGAGTGCTCCCTTTACACGGGAATTGTCGGCGGTTCAATCCCGTCACCGGGTACCATTTTTGAGGTGATATTATGGGTCAACATTATACTGAACATCTTGAGAATGCTCTAGCTAGAGAAACGATGGAAAAAAATAAACTAGAGATTCAATACAACGAACTCAAAGAGAAACATGAACGCACCTGTTTATTGGTGAAGCAGATTCTCTTCGATAAGGGAGCCTTCCCCTTCATTTGTGGAACCATGGGCGAGTCGGACCAGAATGGGATGTATGACTACTTTAGCATATGTCCGGCGTTCGGCTCTGATGCAACCTATACTTACAAGAAAGTGAAATGACAATGGTAACTAAAGCAAAAACAGAAAAAAATTATCTTGAACCTATTCTCGATGAAGTTCGTGCCGAGCGCAAATATCAAAACGAGAAGTGGGGAAACCTTAGAGATGATACGCAAAATCTTCCTCATCACTGGGCATCCTACATTGGTCAGTATTCGACCAATTGGATGAATGGTTCTTGGGCTCCTCATACAAAGGATACAGTTGAAGCGTTCCGACAGTCAATGATTAAGTCAGCAGCTATTGCTCTTGCCGCTGTAGAGTCTGTTGATCGTCAACGTGCCGAAGGCGAAAAAGCGTTCTTCGAAAAAGCGTAATTTGGAATCGGTCCCTTCGTCTAGTGGCTAGGACCTCCGAAATGTATAAATAATAATATGTTTCGGAGGTCCAGATGGGTGGTTATAGAGTTGGTTCCGGTAGGAGTAAATCCGGATATTATAAAGGTGTGTATTGTGGAAGCACTTATGAGCTTTGTTGGGTAATACACGCTATAGATCATAATATTTTGTTTACACGATTCCCAGGAATGCTTGAGTATGGTGGTGTAAAGTATTATCCAGATTTTTTGTTGTCTGATGGAAAAACAATTATAGAAACCAAAGGTTACGAGAATCAAGAAAGCGTACAAAGAAAATCTAATGTAGCCGAGATGCTTGGATATTCAGTAAACGTTTTACGAAAACGAGATTTGGTTTTTGCTTTTGAGTATGTAATTGCTAGATACGGAACAAACAAATTCTATACTCTGTATGACGATTATAAGCCAAAATATTCATATGTTTGTAGTTGTTGTTCGGTAAGTTTTTCAGTTGATAAGAAAAAAACAACCAAAGAATTTTTTTGTAGTAGAATTTGTGCTGGTAAATTTCGCAAAAAACTAAACGGTTTTTCCGAAGATGTCAATAAAAAGATTTCAAAATCTTTACGGATTAGAAACGCGACATTTCCACCAAAAAGATATAAAAGAAATTTTAAGTATATTTGGATTACAGACGGAAAAACGCAAACTCGTATAAAATCTGATGATATTATTCCGAGAGGATTTACACGGGGTCGTTGTTTATAACAAACACACAAGAAAGAAAGAATTCATAATGTCAAATATCACAGGTTATCGTACTCTCAGTGAAAATGAGATTCAAAGTATCAACTACGTTAAATCGATTGGTTCAGATATTGAATCTCTTGTGAACCAACTTAAAATGCTTCCCGATGTAGACCAGCGATGGATTTCTATCGGTGTTACGCAACTCCAGCAAGGTCTTATGGCTTTGACTCGTGCAGTTGCAAAGCCAACAACTTTCTAATTTGATGGTGCTTAGCTCAGCTGGTAGTAGCGTGTGGTTTTGGTCCACAAGGTCCTGGGTTCGAATCCTAGAGCACCAGCCAATTTAAGGATTATGGTATGAAAATTGAAATTAATATTTCTGGTGCTCGTCGCATTGGTAAAACAACTTTGATGGCTAGGCTTATTGATACCATCAGAGAATATACTCAAGACTATGCCACCCCAATCACAAAACAGCTTGATTCAATCAAAGTTACTGCTTTTGATCCACCAACTGAAACTCTTATTCTTAACACAACATCAATTGGTGAGAGATACGCCAGAGGTGTTCTTAATGCAAAGAACAACCTAAGTGAAGAAGATTTTCGCAAAGAATATCCTCTATAACATAATCGGTAGGTGGCGGAGTGGTCCAACGCAGGAGACTGCAAATCTCCAACACCGTGGGTTCGAATCCCACCCTATCGTCCATCTTTAAACAAGGAGACTAAGATGTCGTATGAACTAAAAGTCAAGGCTCTTAGCCTTGCAGAAGAATGCCGAGTTATCAAGAAAGAACAAGCTCGTGCTCTACGTCAACAACGTAGGTACATGGCTTCGCAGTATCGTGCCCGCCTGCTTGAAGATGCACGTAAAGCCGCTGATCCTAAGAGCGAAGATGAGCAGCATTCTTGGATGATTAATGCAGATAATAACAACAACACATCCTGGCATACTTACCTTGGTCTTCGTGATCACAATCGCCGCTATGTAAAACCAACGGCTCGGGCAACAAACATTGCTCGTGGATTCCTCAAGGGTCTACCTTACAATGTGATCGAAACTTTCCCAAACAACATTGGGAATCGGAAACTGACTTATCTCACTTCCGCTAAGAATGATCACAGCTGGGTCGGACCAGATTGGAAACGTGTTGTCTCGATGGTGGAAAGATATGGAACAACCGAACAAATTGAGCGTCTACCTGCTTGGCTTGCTGATATCGGTCTTTATCTTGATATCGAAGGAAATGTTGTAAGAGGATAAAAGCAGCGGGATCCGTTCTCATAAATAGGAGCATAGGCACCTATAGGAGAAATAAATGGATCCCGTAACTACAACAACCTTCGACCTTATGACACTTGTTGCACCGTTTGTGCAGCTTGTTTTCGCAGCTGCATCAGCAGCAATCGCAGCTCTAGTACCTGTTGCTATCAAGTGGCTTTTACAAAAAGTTCATCTTGATGGTCTAGTTTCCGACGACATGGTCCGTGGTTATCTGAACCCAGCAATTGACAAGGCCATTAATCTGGCCAAAGCAAAAGTGTATGAGCAGAAGATTACAATCAACGTCGACAACGCCATCGGCAAGTTCGTGCTTGAGTATCTTCAGAACCACACACCAGACGCTCTTGCGCACTTCGGTCTAACCGAAGCTAAAGTGCAGGAAATGGTGAAAGCTCGTTTGGTGAAGTTTACAACAACTCCGCCAGCAGTCTAATCGTTAACTCAAAATTAATGAGTGGAACGGGGACGAAAGTCCCCGTTTCCATTATGGAAAAAGAAAATTTGTATTTTGGTTGACAATTGAGCTCGGGTAGGGTATATTAAAAGATGGATAAGCCCGCTTGGTGGAATTGGTAGACATAACAGACTTAAAATCTGTGGCTTCGGCGTGCCGGTTCGATTCCGGCAGCGGGTACCATAAATAGGTAGATGAGATTATGAAAGCGCGAGTGAAACATTCTTTGCAACTTCTCGCAGTTGCAGTACTAGTTGTAATAGTAACAGTAGCCGTGGCTATTTAATGACACTAGATGTTCTCTTGTTCGGTATCTATTTGTTAATGACCTTCGGGATCATGACATCTGGATGGAATATGGTCATGGGAACTGATAATAGAAATATTTCTGAATTTCTAACGTGTGTTGTTTTTTGGCCGCTAATGTTAGCACTTGCTCTCCTGATCGGGTGCTTTTTCGCCGTCCTGGTATGGCTAAAGATTTTGTGGTTCGCTTTGAACTACTTCTTTGGTATCAATACCGGAAGACGCTAACGCAAACGTAGGGAATACAACATGTTTAAGTCGCTCCTAGTAGCATGCGCCGCGATCACACTCGCGGCACACATTATCGGTCTGAACATCACACCTTCCGCGCCAGCTTATGCTGCCACACCTGTTTTGGTGTATCAAGAAATTATTGAACCAGAAGAAATCACATTCGTTTCAATTGAACCTGCAACTCCTATCTACAGTGATGAAGATTTAGATTGCATGACGAAGAATATTTACTTTGAAGCTCGCGATCAATCAATCGAGGGACAATATGCAGTGGCCGAGGTTGTGATGAATCGCCTCGCTGCCGAAGAATTTCCAAAGACTGTTTGTGAAGTCATCAAACAAAAGAATCCACGAGTTTGCCAGTTCAGCTGGTACTGTGATGGTCTTTCAGATGTTATGTATGATAAGGGTGCTGTGCGACGTGCCCGTTTGATTGCACGATCAGCTCTTTCTTTTAAAACAGATTTTACAAACGGATCGAAGTATTATCACGCCTACTACGTGTCACCAAAATGGTCAAAGACAGGGAAAGTTAAGCAAATTCAAGACCATATTTTCTACACTCATATCTAGGCTAAATACTCGGTCCACTAAGCGTAGGAGACCGAATGCAGATCATTGTCAAGGGTACTAAATCCAAGCGGCTTAAGGCGAACATCCAAGATGCGGTTAACTATTATGGTCGTCGCCTTATGTCTAAGAAAGTCCGTGACAAACTGAAGATTTTTGTTGATGTTGATACTAGACAAAGAAACCGCCAAGACTGCTATGGGGAATGTGACCCACTAGGAAGAAATCCGAAAACTGGTCTGAAAGAATTTCAGATCTACGCAGTGCATCGCCCAAGAATTATTCCAAAAGAGAAAAACAATATCTTCCGAACACTCGCCCATGAGATGGTGCATCTTAAGCAATATACCACCGGAGAACTTGGTGCTTATCTTATAGCAACAAAAAGTCTTTCTGGAAAACGCTTGACAGCAACGCGCTGGCAGGGTAAACTATACAAAACTAGAGAAGACGACTCTGACGATAACGAGTATTATGATGCGCCATGGGAGATTGAAGCCTATGGTCGCGAAGTAGGTCTCTATCGTCGTTGGCGTAAATCACGTGGTGAACCAGAGGATTTGTAATGGCTAAGTTGAAACCGAAACCCAGTGAACACAAATTTGATGCGTGGCAGTGGCGTGGGTTTATCCAATCTGAACATGATTTCACATCAGAAAAAGTTCAACATGAGATTACTGATTCTATCTCATACATCATGGATTTTGAGGTATGGGCTAAGAAACATCTCAAAGGAAAAAAGATTAAGTATCGCGGTAACGATCTTGTCATAGTTGATGATACTTGGGGTGATAAAGTATTGAAGCCAGGTTGGTGGATTATTATGATTCCAGATGAAGATGGTTTTATTGAAACTAACTACATGACAGATGAGCAAGTGAAGAGCTACTACGATGAAACCCCTAATACACGCTAAGATTTCTGTTAAGAAATATGGTGGAAAGGTTGAAGACTACATCCCGCTGCATGACTTTTTCGATTCAAGCAAAGCAGCTTACCCCAACATGAAGCACCGAGCTATTCTACACAATGCTTTCGGTATCTTCATTCTAGAACGTGTTTTTGGAACCTACATCACAAACAGTGATGGTAAGATGGTTTCTGTCCGCGACATTGGTGAAGACCATGTTATGGATGATCTCGGCTTCATTCCAACTGTCGAGAATTGGTTAGAGAATTTACCACTCGAGGGTTGGATGAGTGGTGCTAAGAAACGCCGCATCGTTGAAAGGATCGACTAATGACAATTGCTGACAATCTACAAGAGTTTCGTGAAGAGTTTGAGAAGTCACGTGCCCAGTTTACAGAACGTGCACGCAAGATTTTCACAGAATCTCTTAAGCAACTTTTTGCTGATAATCCAAACTTGGGTGAAATTAGTTGGACTCAGTACACACCTTACTTCAATGATGGTGATGAGTGCACTTTCGGTGTGAGTAGTGTTGAGTTCTTCACGGCAGCAGCTATCACAGCAACTGAAGATTACCGCTGGGAAGGTGGTGATATTGGACATGATGAAGAAACAGAAGACATGAAGGCTGTTCGTAGTTTCATCTATAATCAAGATGATCTTATGGAAGCCCTTTATGGCGACCACGTACAAGTTATCATCCAGCGTGATAAAAAACCCGGATCGTTGGTAATAGAAGTTGAGGAATATCAGCATGACTAATATTGAATCGCTTATCCAGAACCTTGTCCGCATCCTTGATACCGACAGGCCTGTTAACAACAGTACAATTTTGACTTCTCTAATAACAATTGCAGAGGCGGTGAAGGAACTACAAGATGCCAAAGAAAACAACAACTTCTACGAAGAAACCGACGAAGAAGAAAACGGAAGCAGTGAAGCGTACGAGGGCTTCGGCAGTTCGCAAGAAGACTTTGATAACTAAAAGACCTACTGCTCCTCAGAGAGAATTGAAAGCGGTTCCTGATCCTAAACCAAAGACTCCTACAAAACCACCTGGACTTGTGTATTACTCTCTTGAAGGAATCAAGAGGTTTCGTAAGTTGCACCCGAATCACAACGATGCGGTTGAAGCTCTTACTCAAGCCTTTGCTGAAGGTAAGCGTCTTGCGATCCGAGACAATACCGGTGTAACTCCTGAGAAGTTCCCTAAGATCTGGCTTTCTCTGTGTGATTACATCGAGATCAATAATGTTGTTATTAAAGAACGAGGATACCAAGGATGAACAGTAAGTGGAACCTACGATTCTTAGAGATGGCCGACCTTGTAGCAAGTTGGTCTAAAGACCCAAGCACCAAAGTTGGTGCTGTCATCGTTGATGCAAATAAACGTGTTGTGTCTGTTGGATACAACGGGTTTCCTCGTGGCGTAGATGACATGGAAGCAAGATACAACGACCGGCCTCTCAAGTACAAGTTGGTTTGTCACGCCGAACGCAACGCTCTTGATAACGCTTCCCTTACTGTTGATGGATGCACGATGTTTGTATCTCTCATGCCTTGCGCCGAGTGCGCTAAGTCAATGATCCAGAAAGGCATCAAGAAAGTAGTCCTTAGACCAGATCCTGAGAAATTCAAAGATTATGATTGGGATGCTGATGTCTACAACTGGAAAATTTCTTCTCTGATGTTTCGCGAAGCGGGCGTTGAGATTGAGATTCAAGAGTGAAACAAGTACCAGTTCTTTATATGTTTGACGTAGTAGTTGACGAAACATATATGTTCGTCCACGATCTTTTCAGACACCAAAGTGTCATCATCAAATATACCTGGGGACAAATGGGTGAACCTAACAGTGTTCGCTTTCAACCAAATCCTATGACTAAGTCAGAAGCCAAAAAGGTTGAAATTGATTTAAAACATATTGGTGCGAGCTTCAAAATTACACCAACATTACTGTAAAATGCTTGACAACCTAGTCGTCTCGTAGTATACTGAGAGTTCAGATAGCGAAAGAGTATAAATGTCGGCTTTTTATACAAACGTTTCTCGTCAATCCAATAATCTGCTTGTGCGTGGATTTGATGAGAACGGTCACCGATTTAATCGTAAAGTCAAATATAAGCCGTATCTCTTTATTCCCCAACAAGGATCTGGAGAAACAGATTACAGAACCATTGAAGGCAAGCCCGTCGGGAAGATGGAGTTTGACTCAATGTCTGAGGCTCGTGAGTTCATCAAGCAGTACGACGAAGTTTCCGGAATGGAGATTTATGGTCTAACTGATTTCGTTTATCTTTACATCAACGACCGCTACCGCAAGCAGATCTCTTACGATCCTGCTCTAATTGTTTGCGTAGGTATCGACATCGAGGTCAGTTCTGAAGGTGGCTTTCCTGACATCGGAACGGCCGACAAAGAAGTTACCGCGATCACCCTTTCTCACAAGGGTCACAAATACGTTTACGGACTTCCTCCTGGGACCTGCGGCGACTATGTTCCGCATGGTCCCAACATCACATATTACAGCTGTAAAACTGAGCAGGATCTTCTGTTCAAGTTTCTTCAGAAGTGGGAGCAGCTGAGTCCTGATTGCATCACTGGTTGGAACATCGAGTTCTTCGATATTCCGTATCTGGTTAACCGCATCTCGCGCGTATGTACGCCGGAAGATGCTAAGCGCCTGTCTCCTTGGAAAACTCTACGCGAGTACGAAGTTGAGATGCGCGGCAAGAAGCAACAAGCTTACACGCCTGTTGGTGTGAACGTTCTTGACTACATCAATTTGTACAAGAAGTTCACATATACTCAGCAAGAGTCCTACCGCCTCGACCACATTGCTTTTGTCGAGCTTGGTGAGCGTAAGCTAGACTTCTCTGAATACTCAAACCTTGAACAGTTGTACAAGGAGAACTACCAGAAGTTCATCGAATACAACATTAAAGACGTTGAGCTCATCGATCGTCTTGAAGATAAGATGAAGCTTATTGAGCTTGTCTATGCTATGGCCTTTGATGCCAAGATCAACTTCGAAGATACACTCGGCTCAGTGAAGCAGTGGGATGTTATCATTCACAACGAGTTGATGAAGACTAAGACTGTCATCCCCCAGTTCAAGAAACACAAGGGTGACTACACGATCGTCGGTGGTTATGTTAAGGAACCACGAACTGGTTTGTCTAAGTGGGTGATCTCACTTGACTTGAACTCGCTGTATCCTCACCTGATTATGCAATACAACATCTCTCCGGAGAAGTTTGTGCATTGGGACACCGAGTTCCCTTCTATTGATGAACTCCTTACAGGTAAGTATGCTGCTCCGCGCGATCACAGTTACGCCGCGAACGGTACAGCTTACATGCGTGACGGACCGGGCTTTCTACCTGCTCTGATGTACAAGATGTACATCGATCGTACTGTCTATCAGAAAGAACTGAAAGAACTCAAGAAACAATTCAACGAGACAAAAGATGAATCGCTCACCAAACGCATTGCTGCCTTGGATAATCTACAGAAGGCCAAGAAAATCCAGCTCAATTCAGCCTATGGAGCTCTTGGAAATGAATGGTTCCGTTGGTTCGATCCAAAATTTGCGGAAGCTATCACCATGTCTGGTCAATTATCAATTCGCTGGATCGAACGAAAGCTAAACCAATATCTAAATAAGATCATGAGCACTACAGGTGTTGACTACTGTATTGCTTCTGATACTGACTCCGTTTACCTGACGCTTGATGCTCTGGTGAACAAGGTTATGCCTGATCAGAAAGATGAAGTCAAGATTGTCAAGTTCATCGATCAGCTGACGAATGAGAAACTCGAGCCTTACATTGATAAGTGCTACGAGGAACTTCGCGAGTACATGAACGCGATGGAACAGAAGATGAAGATGAAGCGCGAGGCAATCTCGAACAAAGCCATCTGGAAAGCCAAGAAAATGTACATCCTCAACGTCTGGGACCTTGAGGGAGTTCTCTATGAAAAGCCGAAGCTTAAGATGATGGGTATTGAAGCTGTCAAGTCTTCAACCCCAGCCGCTTGCCGTACGAACCTGAAGAAGTCCTTTGAGATTCTTATGAATGAGACAGAGGAAGATCTTCATAAATTCATCGCGGAGTTCCGTGAAACCTTTAAGACTCTCCCGTTTGACGAGGTCGCTTTCCCACGTGGTGTTAAGAATATTGAGAAATGGGAAACCAAGACCGGTTACGCCTCTGGCACACCGATCCAGGTTAAAGCGGCTCTAGCTTATAACAGCATCCTTGATAAGAAAGGTCTTGCTGGCAAGTACGAGAAGATCATGTCTGGTTCAAAAATTAAGTTCGCATACATGAAGATGCCTAATCCGTTCCAAACAGAAGTCCTTGGTTGTTCTTCTGCCATGCCTCCGGAGTTTGGTCTCGAGAAATACATCGACCACGAAAAGCAGTTTGATAAAGCGTTTATCGAACCACTGAAGAGTGTTATTAGTACGATTGGCTGGAACACCGAGAAGGTGGCAACATTGGAGGACTTCTTTTCATGAGTGAAAAAAATGATGGTGGTAGTAACTGGATTTTGCTGGTTGTAATTCTTTTCCTTGTCATTAATCAATGTACTGTTGATGATCGGCTGGACAAACTTGAATACAACAGAATTGCTGAGGACGTGAGATAATGCAAGTTGAGTTGTACAACGAAATTTCTACGATGATCAAATATAAGGCTGAAAGAGATCATTGGCACGGCTTCACTTGGGGTGTGCTTATCTTTCTGTTTATTAGTACAATGGGTATGGCTTCTACAATTAATGATCTAAAGGCTCGCGTTGCTTACCTTGAACAAAGAGTAGGAATAGAAAATGCCCAGGAGCGATAGGATAATAGGAAGCGTAGGAAGCATTATGCCAACAGATTCTAAGAGACCGGGAACAGTAGGACCAAACTTGATGAAATTTGAAACAGCTGACGATTTCGGTTTCAGCACCATGGAAGTTGAGACGATAAAATCGCTACCAGAAGTAACTGGTGATATTAAAGAAAGTATGGTTCGTGCTAATGATGCGGAAATGAAAGCCGATCAGCGAACAAGAGATATGTATGATGCAATATTGCCTCTATTGAACAATCTTCTAAAAGATGCAGATGAAAACCCATATATTCATTGGCCAAATCGCACTACTAAGATTGAAGCATTCAAGAAAAAACTTGAAGGTATTCGAAACAGAGAAGATTGACTTGACTTTCTCGCTCCGAGCGAGTATACTGAGAGAACACGCTAAACTGCAAAGGGATTAATATGGGAAGAAAACCAAATACAACAAAAGCGCAGAAGACAGACTTTCTGCGCGATCTCATTATGGAATTTCCAGATGAGAATACATCCGTAGCTGCCGATGGCGTTGCTGCGGCAGAATTTAGTGGATGGGTAGATACCGGTAGCTATGCTCTGAATGCAGTTCTGTCTGGTTCATTGTATGGTGGTATCGCTGATAACAAATCGACTGGTTTCGCGGGCGAGTCTGCCACTGGTAAGACCTTCTTCGTTCTTGGTATTGTGAAAGCCTTCCAGGACAAGTACGAAGACGGCATCGTTATCTACTACGACTCAGAAGCAGCTGTTACAAAGCAGATGATGGAGTCGCGTGGTATTGATACGAAGCGTGTCGTTATTTCTGAACCAGAGACAATCCAGAAGTTCCGCCACCACGCTCTTAAGATGCTTGATGCATACATTAAGACGCCGGAAGCTAAACGTCCTAAGATGATGTTTGTTCTTGACTCGCTCGGTATGCTTTCCTCAACCAAGGAAATTGAGGATACCGAGAAGGGTGCAGAAACCAAGGACATGACGAAGCCCGGTATTATCAAAGCTGCTTTCCGCGTTCTTACACTTAAGATGGCTCGCGCCAAGGTTCCTATGCTCGTGACAAACCACGTCTACGCTGCGATCGGTGCCTATGTTCCAACAAACGAAATGTCTGGTGGTTCTGGCTTCAAGTATGCCGCTTCTACAATCGCTATGTTGTCTAAATCAAAAGACCGCGATGGCAAAGACGTTATCGGTTCACTAATCCGCGTGCGTATGTACAAGTCTCGTCTCTCAAAAGAGAACCAGATGGTCACAGTCAAGCTGTCCTACAAGACAGGTCTTGATCGTTACTATGGCCTGCACGAAATGTGTATTGAGGCTGGTATCTGGGATAAAGCTGCCAAGGGTATCAAAATTCAAGGATCGAGTTACTTCGAGAAAGCCATTTACAAGAACCCAGAAAGGTTCTTTACGCCTGACACTATGGATAAGCTTGAAAGGTTTGTTAACGCCACATACAGCTACGGTGGTGGTTCTACTGAAGAAGAACTCGATGAAGAAGTCGATGAAGTCTTTGAAGAAGAATCCGAAGCGATCACCAAAATCAAATCGAAACGCAAAGTCGTCGCGAGAAAGAAAAGAGCCTAAATGAGACTCGAAAACGTAATCTTCTCAAATCTAGTTAATAATGAAGCGTATGCCCGCAAGGTCATCCCATTCCTCAAGGGAGAATACTTTCAAGACAAGACTGACCAGATCGTTTTCGAGCTTATTGAAAATCACGTTAACCGATACAAGGGTTTTCCTACACCGGAAGCCCTTGTAATCGACCTACTGAATAAGTCGGATATGAATGAAAACCAGTTCGCGGAAGCCAAAGAACTGATCGGTGAAATTAAAGAACTAACTCTGATTGAAGAAGCGTATGAGCCTGAATGGCTTCTTGATAAGACAGAAGAGTTTTGTAAGGACAAGGCTCTGTATAATGCACTAATGCAAGCAATCCAAGTTGTTGATGGAGATAAGTCAAGTGACCGTTTATCCGCTGGTTCAATCCCTCAGCTTCTTTCTGATGCTCTCGGCGTTAGTTTTGATACCAATATCGGTCACGATTATCTTGTTGATGCTGAAGACCGCTTTGACTTCTTCAGTCGAAAAGAACATAAGATCCCTTTCGATCTAGAGTTCTTCAATAAGATCACCAAGGGTGGGGTCTCAAAGAAAACACTGAACATCGCTCTGGCCGGCACAGGTGTGGGTAAATCCCTCTTCATGTGTCACTGTGCTGCACACAATATTATGAGTGGACTTAATGTCCTCTACATCACACTTGAGATGGCGGAAGAACGCATCTCTGAACGTATTGACGCAAACCTATTGGATATCAAGCTCGATGATCTCGTGCAGATGCCGAAGGATACATTCGTCAAGAAGATCAATAAACTGCGTAAAAAGACCGACTGTAAACTGATCGT